CTCGATGCGGTCGGCGGCTTCAGCCACATCTTGCGGGCTTGTGTATTTATCCCGCAGACGTTGCACAAGATCATCACTCATTGTCAGTGCTCCGTATATGTCGTTAGAAGAAACGCCACGAGCGTCAATGCATAGACGCCCGCAACCCAAAGAGCAGATTCAAGAGTACGCATGGTCCCTCAGCTTCATTTTCCAGTAGCTATAACGAACGTGATCAATTTCGCAGATGTCCGCCACCTCTTTCTCAAGGTCGGTGAGATAGTTGTTGGCGAACCTCTTCAGGCTGTTCAAGATGGTGGTGTGATCTCGTTTACCGCACATGCGACCGATCTGGTTCAGCGACCAACCATTGGCGCTCAGGATCACATAAATCTCGCACCGGATCTTTACAAACCGCGCCTTCTGAGACTTCGTCATGGCCTGAGCCCATGTCATCTCGTACTTCTTGAGAATAGGCAGGATCATCTGCCTAGTCTCATAGGAGCAGGGCATGCCATACAGCATCTTTGCCTCGCTCAACTCTTCCATAGCCATCAGAGGCGGCGTAGGAAACACTACAACCTGAGCAGGTTCTTTCTTCGGCTCTGGCTCAGGCTTGATTGGGACGCTGTTCAGCCTGGCGCGAACAGCCTTGTAATGGTTGTGGAGCTCCATGCGCATGTCAGTCATTTTTTTTCTCCTTGAACGATTTTAATGCCGCATACAACACCACATCTTCCGTTGGCCATGGCCACATTCTGTTTCCAGAATACACGCATGGAACACCATAAAGTTCGGTGTCAGGGCACTCTTCTGGCATAACTTCCTTGAGCGGGATGACTGCAATCTGACCTTTCAAGTGCTTGATCTCTTCCTGCAAAAACTTGATAGTTTTGTGCGCAGAGTTAAGGCTTCGCCATAGTTCGTTATTGGATACATTGCGTAAGTTTGTTCCATCAGTCATTGGCGCCTCCCAGAGCCTTCACGATGACAGCGTCGATCTCGCTGCTGAAGCGGTCGCGCTTGTTGTTGATCTCGGACACGTTGCGGAGTGCGTTCTCCAGCTCCCATATCTTCGTTTCAAGCTTGTCGGTCATTTCCTCAAGCTCAATATATTTTTCGTGCCAACGGCGTTCTTGCGCTTCCCAATAGGTCGCTTGCTTCATGTTCATGTTGGACTCCTTTGATTGCTGCATAAGCGTGCTTCCTTAATTGCTTCCTGACGTCTTCATCCTCGACATGCTCCAAGGCGATCCTGATGATCTGCCCGACATGTTCGATCATGTTGTCGATGTATTTCGCCGCCTCTTCACCGTCTGGATTGATGGGGGTCTCCCACGTTCCGGGGAGATGGTCTCGGTTCTTTAAGGTTGCTCTGAGTTTGGTCTGGATCATTTGATTGCCCTCTCTGTGTACCCGAGGACTCTAACGCAGACAAGTTAATTTTTGGTGTAGGTAGATAACAAATTTTGGCGTGATGTTCGCAGTAGGATCGCCGAGCGACTGGCTCAAAACAGTATTTTGGCCGACTCATATCATTGTTTAAAATGAAGCGGCAGGTGTTCCATGTTAAGTCCATAATTCCATTTTGCTGCGTCCTCATTTTGGCCTCGCGGAGGTGGGGGGAGCCGAAGCTCCCCCGGTTTAGGCCGCAGCCATTCGGATGTATTGCTGCTTGTATCGCTCATGCTGACGAGCAAGCTTCACATTCCAATGGTTCCAGCCAGCGACGTGACAGGCAGCCATGCCACGGGGATCTGTGACGCCGTACTTGATGCAGATCTTCATGTGCGCAACTCCTGCCGCGATGTTTTCATTGCAATCGTACATTCTGCCGGGATCATACCCGAGAGCCTTAGCGGAGGAGTCCATCATTTGAAAGACACCCTTTGCGTGACCATGACGGGTCTGTGGACCTGTCGCCTTGCAGTTGTAACCGCTCTCAATCTTCGCGATCTTCAGAGCGCTTTCAACCCATTCTTCGCCAAGCTCTTGTCTGACAACCCTGGTGATCTGATCCATCACGATCGACTTTTTTTGTGATGCCAAGATTCTGCCTGGGGTGCTGATCTCCTTCTTGGCCGCCTCTTCCCTGAAAAACGCTCCCGCGTCTTCTTCAGTTGCTAGGGCTGGCGATGACGCTAGTGCTAGCGCCGTCAAAGTGTACGCTGATGTTTTGTGCATACGGAACATCCTCTTCAGGCTGCGTTGCCAAGGCAGCAGGTTTCTCTCCTTCATGATCGTTTAGGGCAAACTGCGCCGAAAACGCAGTGTAGTTTATGTTGTCTTGGTAGTTGTCTGCAAGCTTTGGGTTTTCACGGCGCCTTCGAAGCTTCACCATCTCCATGATCGTCGTCACGTCATATGGCTCAATCGTCTTGCCTAGTACTATGGTGGCCATGAGAGCCACGTCCTGAAACATCGGCTCAATGTCGCCATAATCTTTTCCGCGCTCGTTCACGAGGGCTGCGGATTGGAATAGCACGTCTTTGTAGTTCATTTCATCGTTCCCATTGTTTGATCTTGCCGACAAATCGGCGATTGATTGCTGCAAGACCGTGGCTTTTGTACGCCCCGATTGTGTCATCTGGAAAGAACTCTTCGACGATGACGAAGTCAAACTCGGTCAGTTCGTTCACAAACTCGACGAGATTCCTTGCGGGATGCTCGACGACAAGACGGTGAACCAAGTCACCCTTTTTCGTCGGCATATTCATGATGACTTCGAAACGCATTTAATCTCCTTGGGGGTGAGAGGGCGCCCGAAGACGCCCTCAATTTGTCAACCAAAGTCCTCTTCTTCGGCGACGACAGGCTCAGGTGTGCGTCCAACAGGCGGAGGCGCAGCGCGAGAGGAGCCAGTCGAAGGCGGAACAGCCTTCACAGGCTCAGCCTCACGAGCGTTCCCGCTCATCTCGCTGGGGCGAGGAACCCAACTGACGATATCAAAGACAGGACGATAGTTTGTTGACTTGCGGGCGCCGGATCCGCTCTCAATCGCCACAGTATCGGTCAGCGATACTACAGGCAGCTTGCCAGGGTTATCCTTGAGGCCAACAAGGTAGTCATCGTGAAGCTTCTCCATGCTCGCCAGGAACGCCCCTGACGTGCCTGCAAGCTCGCGGCAATCACTGCCGCATTCTTTTCCGAGCTTCACCGTCATCCGCATGCCCTGCTTGTGATTTTCCGAAGGACATGCAGGCAGGGGAGAGCCAAGCGGAACCATGACGAAGTCAGGCGCCGATCCAGTCGCAAAGTTAATGTATCCGACCTCGATGTTCTCAAAGTCAAACACAGCCTTGAACTTCTTGGTGATGTCCACAGGCGTCGAAACGCCGTCAACCTTATCGACACGAAAGACGCGGCCAGCGCGAGCGTCGTACTTGATGATCGGCAGAAAGTTCTTGCTGCCGGTGTTGATGTTAAGACCGAGTGCCATTTTTCATTCTCCATTTACCAATTCGCCTGTCTGGCCAGACGCTCGCCTTCGCCCACATGGGCAGAACTTGGAGTCCGTTGCCTCTCTTCCAAAGCTCCCCTTGCGAACTGGCACGGACAAACACCAGCGGGATAGATTACAGACCCCAAACCTCAAATGCCGCTTGGCGTGCGAGGGGATCTGAGAAATAGAAACTGTCGGTGTCAGGCACTACCAATGACGCCAGAACCTTGGGGTCGTCACTGATCGCGAGGAACCGCTGGATAGTCAAGGCGACGCGCTCCAAGGCCTGCACATGCTCGCGCACGTTCTCGAGCGTGTATGTCGCAACCTTCTTCGGCGTGATGTAGGTCAGTCTGGCGTCGATGTTGTCGCCAAGGCAGGCGGCGTAAAGAGCCACTTGACGCGCATGGTTCACCTTGATCTTTGATGGCAAGGCATGAGTCGTCTTGAGATCAAGCAGGATCCCATGCTCTTCCCATGCGACATCGTAGAAACCGATGATCGGGACTGCCAAACCCTCGACATCCCAAGATATTTTCCCCTGCGTCGATGATGGTTTCCCATAGGGGCGCAGCTCATTCAAAGCCTGCTTCACCATTTCAGGAACGGCCTCGGCCTCCTTGTCCCTACGGGGATCTCCGCTCAAAGCAGTCAGGCGGCTGAAGCTGTCTTTAGCGATCTTAATCGCTTCTGCATCGCTCAGATCGTTAAGCAAAGCCTCGACGACACCGGCCTCTACAGACGTCCCCCGATGTGCAGC